CGGACGGGGTGAAACGGTGTGCGTGGACGTATGACGAGATCCGTGACCGGGCGATGAAGGACGCAATGGAGGCGCGGGGATGAAAGCCACCTGCCCCCACTGCGGGTTTTACGGTCCGGTCGAGGCGTTCTTGACCGAAGGGGATGCCAAGGCCGCCCTGGCCATGATCAGCGGGTTGCCGGGCAATCTTCCCCGGCTCACCTGGTCGTATCTGGGGCTTTTTCGCAAGCCCGGGGCGAACAGGGCCATGACGTGGTCTCGGGTGTTGCGCACGGTTTCCGCCCTGGCCGATCTGGTGCGTGATCGGGACGTGCAATGGAAAGGGAGCCGGGTTGTGGCCAATCGTCCGGAATACTGGGAGCAGGGCATCGAGGCCATGGTCGAACGGGACGCTCAGGGCAGGCTCAAGCGCCCCTTGGAAAACCATAACTACCTCCGAGCCATCGTGGCGGAGCTTGCGGAAAAAGGGTTCGAGCAGGGACACAAGCAAAAAGAACGCGAGCTGCGATACAAGCCGACCGATGGCCGCAGGGTCGTATCCGCGGAAGAGCAGGCCCGGATGGATGAACAGGCACTGGAAGAGAACAAAAAACGTGCGCTGGGCAATATCGCCAGGATCAAAGAACAGTTTGGACTGAAACGGGTCTAGGAGGATGAATATTGAAGAGATGTATGACACTATTTATGAAGAGGCCCTAGATACGTGGGGCACCTCGTTACAGATCGGTATGATCGCTGAAGAGGCCACGGAACTGGCAACAGCTGCTCTACATGTTTTGCGTGGTCGTGATGCCCTGTATGAGTTGGCGGAAGAAGCCGCTGATATGGAGATTATGCTTGCCCAGTTGCGGGTGATGATGGGCGAAAAGATCGACGAGCATAAGATCCGGAAATTGCAGCGGCTGCGCAAGAGGCTTGACGAGGATCACCACGTGACCACCCTGCGTGAAGGGCATGAGCGTACGGGTCGCGGTTGATATTTGACCCCCCTGCCGTAGGGGCACGGCGCGCCGTGCCCCTGTGTCACAATGCCATCGATCCCGTAGGGGATACGGCGGGGCAATCAAGGATCAACAACGGGACAAATCCATGAACGTAAAAGAGATTATCCGCGCCAATTACTCTTCCCAGGCGGAGTTTGCCCGGCGGGTGGGGATGAACCCGGGGACCCTGTCCCTGGTGCTCAATGGCCGGTATACCGGAGACAAGCTCGATGAGTACCGGGGCATGATCGCTGCTGCCATCGAGGAGGATCACGGGGTTTTTGTCGCGTCAAAAGGCGGACAGGAGTGGTCCGGGGTGCCTGCTGCCGATGGGGATATGCATGCCGACCTGACTCGGATGGCCTCAGCGTTGACCCTGCTCATGGATCGGCTGGATGATCGGTCCAGGAGCTATCTGGGGTATCTGATCGATGAACTCGCGAAACTTGCGGGGGACGAGGGATGAACGTACTATGCCCGGAAACACGGGAAGAATTGCGGGATGTTCTCGCGCGTGTCTGGCCCGACAGGTTTGTCCTGGCATCGGAGCTGTTCTCTTTTCTGAACATGACCAGCCCCCTCGACCGGGCCAAGTTTTATTCCCTGGCCGGATGCAAGCAATGTTTTACCGTCGACGAGGTGTCCGATGTCTTGTGGGAATCATCCAACTACGGGGAGGCCGAAGCTGAGTGAACCCCTGCGCAGGCGGGGCTGTCGCCTCAGGCTGGTTCCCCTGGGGAAACTCAGGGGAGTGAGCTCGCGCACGGTAACCAGGCAGGTGCGCACGTATGAATTTTTCGCCATCAAGTTGGCAAGGTGGCTGGTTCTGGTGGAGGATGACGGCCCGGGCTCAGGTGCCGTCGAGGTGGAGAGGCGGCTGCCGTTTTAAGGGCGGTTTTAGGTTTTAAGTTTTAGGTTTTAGGGTGCTGGGAACCCCCGCTCTCGCATGAGGGCGGGGGTTCTTTGTTTGGGGGTGACCGGGTTGGCGGGGTCGGGGGGCACGGCGCGCCCTTACATGGTGAACATAAAACCGTCCTTACTCATCGATGACTTCGGCGTTCAGGGTGATGCCTGTGCAGAGGGGGAATTCCCAATCTTCGCACCGGGTGTAGGCGGGGGTGGTTGTGGTGGCCCGATAGACGCCCGGGAGCTTGTACAGCTCGCCGATGATCGCCTCGGGTACAATGTCCCTGCCCAGGCGCTTGGACCATTCCCGGGACAGGGTTTCCAGCTTTGTCTTGCCTGTGGCCAGGGAGGAGGCGAGAAAGGGTTCCTGCTTCCTGTGGACCTGAATGGTCGCGTCTATAGTGTAGGTCACCGGGGTGGGCGGGATGATCTCCACAGTGTCTGTCAGTGGCCGGACATCGTCGGCTGAAAGGTGTGCGTCAACGATATCCACGATTTCCGCTGGTGTGGTGTAGCCCCCCTGCTCGTTGTCGGTCAGTACGCAGACGCGGACCTCTCCGGGTGTGGGGGACCAGCATTTTGCATCACAGATGGACTGGTGGGCGGCCTTGGCGTGGTAGATGTATCCGCCCGCAGGTCCTGCCGTGGACAGGGCCTCCATGCTCATCTGGATCCGCAGTCTGTATCGCTCGTCCGTTTCCTTGCTCGTCCCCCCGCTGGTTACGGTGAGGTTGCTCGCGCTCATCAGATAGGCCATCGGCTCCACGACCAGCGAGACCTCTCCGGCCACATAGCCGTTTCCGTATCCACCTACCTCGATACATTCCGCCCGGATGTCCGCGCTGTTCTCACCCGGGGCGAGGGTCCGCGTCTCCGTGGTCTGGAAGACGTGTCCGCCTTTGGATGCGACAAATATTCCCTTGGTCAGCGTGATGGCATGGGAGTGGTCCTCGAAGCTGAACCGCAGCGTTGTCACGGCGGGCTGGGCTTCGAGCCGTGCGCATCCGGTGAGCGCGCCCAGGTGGTCCAGCCTGGCCCCCTTGGCAAAGGCCAGCAGGTTGCTCAAGGACTCCTGGTTGATGAGCTGTTGGATGAGGATGTGCTGGTAGGCGATGGTCTCCAGCAAAAACGTTTCCGGCCAGGATGCCAGGGGATAGGCACCTGTGGCCTCCTTGTACTGGCCTTTGAGATCGGAAAGAACCTGGTCGTAGGTTGCGTCCAGCATTTCGGGTTTTTCCAGGCCTGTCATGTCGATCATGGGGATCTCCGGGGTTGCATTGATGTGGCGGGTACGGTGTTAATCCCTCGCCCTGTTGATTGTTGTCCGGACAGTCCAGCCGCCGGTACGGGTCATGGAGTGCACGGCCCGGCTTATCTCGTATTCGCCGGACAGGTTCCCCAGGCCGTTTATGGTCACGGTGGTGCCCGCGCATACGGGCAGTCCGATCAGGGTCAGATCACCGGTCAGATCCTTGATGTTGCCGTCTGTCATGGCCTGTTCGCATTTTTGCCGGGCTTCTTTCATGGACCGGGCCTGGCCGTAGATCTTTTTCACCTGGTCGCCCGATGCCTGGGGGTCTCCTGCCGTGTAGGTGACGTTTTCTCTGGTTTCCGGGTCGTAATAGTCCATACGTGCGGCCTTGACCCGTTCGCGTGGCTTGAGGCTCAGGTTGCCCGATATCACGTCCTTGTTCGCGTCCAGATCGAGGGCCAGGGACTGGGGGTACGGGGTGTTGTCGAATACCAGATAGCCGCCCTTGACGTTGAATTTGCATCCGTATTCCCGGGCAAGCCTTACGCAGAGATGTTCCACGCTTTCCGATCGCATATCCAGACGGGCAAGCGGAACGTCCGGGCAGTCGATAAGCGGGGTGAGCCCGCATTCGCCGGCCAGCGTCGTCAGTATCTGTACCAGGGAGGTGTTTTCAAAGGCCCGGGACATGGTCTGCTTGAGGGCATCCCGGGCCATGTCCGGATAGGAAAGCGCCCGGACCGTGCAGGTCTTCGGGCTGAAACGAAAATCAAGCCGGTCCATGGTAAAGGCCCCCAGGGGCATTTGATGCGATCCTTTGTCTTCCCAGACAATGGACGCCTCGAGAATGTCTCCGGCCTCCGGGAACCAGTCCCTCCAGAACCTGCCGTCCGTATTGTTCAGGCGGATGCTCAGTTCGTCCTTGGAACCCTTTTCCGCGCTGTCCGTATAGGTCAGCTCTTCCATGTACGGGGCAAGGCTCTCGGTCACGTCCCTGCCCGCCCATGCGATCAGGGCGTGGGCATGGATTACCTCCGCCATGGGGGCACCTCGGTCTGCGCGTAGCGTTCGTCGTCTGTCAGCTCGGGGATGGCCAGGGTGATCCCGCCGGGCACGGTCGGACAGTATTCCAATGCGTCACAGACGTCCTCGTTGGCCGTCCATATTTTCGAGTACATGTCCGGCCTGCCGTATACCGCCTGGGAAATGGTGTCCCAGCGGTCTCCCTCCCTGGTGGTATAGGTGGTCATTCTCTCACCTCGGTGAGTTTGATCTGCAGTTTCAGGGTGACGATGTTGCCGCTGGTATCTGTATCCTCAAAGGTCCGCTTGACGGACTCGATCACAAAGTCGCCTTCGTAGCTCTGCCCGACGATGAGGGGCTGAGACAGCCCGTCAGTGGCATAGCTCGACAGGGCAAGGTGCATGTCCGCCGGATCGCAGAACACGCGGGAAAGAATGATTTCCATATCCAGGCCGTGTTCGTCCTCGCCCAGGAACTCATGTCGTGGGTATCTTCCGATGATCCCGTGGGCCGCGTATTTGTATTTGGACATGTCGCTTATTGCTCTGGGCGTCCCGTCCAGGGTGAATATGATGTCTCCGTAGGATCCCCACATGATGTACCTCTTTTTACGATGTCACTTCGAAGGAAGAGCCGTCCGGGGTGGTGAATGTCACCCTGGTGAGCATCGGCACGTCGAAGGTGCGCACGGCCCGGGTGGTCAGGGTGGCGTCCCAGTCTTCCCGGTAGAGAAAGAGCTTTCCGCTTGCATGGTCGTCTTCGCCCATGCGGTAGAATTCCCCGCCTGTCTTCTTGGGGTCGTGTACGACGGCCTCGCCTGCCAGGGCCACCCCGTCACCCAGGTCTTCTTCGACATGGGCGAGCTTGATCAGCGGGTTCCATTGCCAGAACTCGGCAAGCTTGATCGCCTGCAGGGTGCAATCCCTGGTATACCGCCCGGAATCGTTCCCCCCGAGAATCCGTAGGCAGATAGCAAGGGCCACATCCACCCTGTAAGTCTGACCCATGGTGCACCCCTCCTGCCGGATCCCTTCGGTGGGAGTCAGGGTGATTTTTTTCGCCGCAATGCGTATCTCGCGTGGCCCGAGCACCTTGGTGGGCTCCACGATGGTGGTCAGGTTCAGGGTTTGGGCGAGAATCTCTTTCAGGTTGTCGATATGCTGCATGGTCACACCTGTTTTAGGTTTTAGAGGGGCTGGTACCTGGTTGACATTGTTGACCGGGACGTCCCTACGCTTCGAAAGCGTCCTTTATGTGTTCTCGGGCGATGGCCCGGATCTCTTCGGTCTGCTCCCTGGTCAGGCGCATGAACGGTCTCTTGGGGATGGTTACGGACTTCTTGCGGACGAAAAGAAGCCTGGCATCGGTTCCTTTCATCTTGAGCCCGTATTTTTTCCCGCCTTTGGGGGGAGTCCCTCCGATATACTCGTCCTTGAAAAAGACCTTCCACCCCTGTCCTTCGAGCATGGTCAAAAACCCTTTGACCCCTTTCATGTCCGTCCATTTTCGGATGGTTTTTGTCAGGGGGATGGCCAGTTTCTTGGCATGCCTGGGCTTTTTGACCCCACCGAAATGGAGCATGGGCGCGTGTTTCAGGTTGGTCCCCACCACGACCGTGTCACCTTCGAGCACGTAGGTGATGGAATTGCGCAGCTGCCCGGTGTCCTTGAGCGGCCCCTTGTCTCCCTTGAGGCTCTTGGTCAGGGGGCTGTTGGGTGGCCCGGTGGCGTCCCTGATGTTGTCCTGGACCATGCCCACGATGAACGGGGCTATCTCTTCGGGGATGGTGTCTGCGTTCAATTTGATCTCGCGCAGGTGGCGCAAAAACTTTTCCATGGTCCGAATCTGCCCCTGTCCGGGAAAAAACGTGTCCGCGTGGACACAGCCGGGATCAGGATCCTCTACTGTCCACATCAGGTTGACGGGATGCCGCCCCCGTTCAGCCTGCCATACCCCCCAGGGGTCCCGCGCTTGAACCGTGTGGGGCGAACAAGGCGGGACCCCTACCTAAAACAATGGAGGTCATAGTGTTTCATCCTGAATACTTCGGGCTTCACGAACTGGTCGACCAGGTCAGTTTCGAAAGATACGGGTCCAGACTGTGGAACGTGTTCGACGAGCGTATTCTTCGTGCTGCGGACAGGCTTCGCAGAAGATACGGGCCGCTTGTGTGCTGTGACTGGCATTGTGGCGGGACCAACCATTTCAGGGGTTGGCGAGCGCCCGGGTGCAATGTCGGCGCGCTGCTCTCCCAGCACCGGTTCGGACGCGCCCTGGACCTGATCCCTCAGCGATGCACCGCCGAAGAGATCCGGCAGGACCTGCTGGACGCTCCGGACTTCGTGCTCGGCGATCTGGGACAATGGCTGGTCACGGCCTTTGAAGCGGACGTTTCGTGGTTACATATCGACTGCCGGAACCGTGACGTGTTCGCGGAGGGGTTCCTGGTGTTCGGGGCGTAAATTGATGGTGTATGTGGGCAGGTATGGAATCTGCCCCCACAAGGGGTTCAAACGGCATTTTCGCCAATGATTTCAATAACCGCTAAATCTGTTACCCGTGGAGGATAGTATGGAAATCATCAACTGGATAATCGGGCATCTCGTGGAAATAGTGGCTGCCGCAGGTTCCGTGTGCATGGCCGCCTCGGCCATTACTGCCCTGACTCCGACCCCAAAGGACGATAAAGCCGTGGCCAAGGCCTACAAGGTCGTCGAGGTTTTGGCCGGTCTCGTCGGCAAGGCAAAGGATACGGGAGCAAAATGAATGGGGCCTTCGAAGCGTTCTCTCTCGTCGTGCGCATGGTGTCCGCCCTGGTCGAAAAAATCCGTGCTTTCCGGGCTCAGGAACGCTTTGATCGCGTCGAGCGTGGTCCTGCTGCTGAGTTCCTGCGCCGGTTTAAGCGCTCCTCCGGATCCCCTTCCTCTTCCGGAGCTGGAGAGCGCGACGATAAATGACCAGGGCGGTATCTGCATCGATGAGGAGGATACTGCCGAACTCCTGCACTGGCTGGATCAGATGGGTGTTGCTGATGGACATTATTGATATTGCAAACAATCGGGCCGAGCGGTTTATTCAGGCTGCCCTCTCCCGGGCAGGATCTTCCCGATCCCCGGCCCGGGAGAGCCTGGCCCGTTGCGAGGATTGCGGGGAGCCCATCCCCGAGGCTCGGAGACTGGCCATTCCCGGATGCACCAGGTGCAGGGCATGCCAGGAGGCGTACGAAAATGGAATTTAACTTTCTCTCGCTGGTGGCTAACGGGGGATGGATGGCGGTCGCTTCGGTCCTGGCCTACGCCATGATCAGGCTGGACAAGTCCCTACGCTCCATCGACAGGGAGCAAACGGCCATGCGCGACCGCATCGCCTCCATCGAAAAGGAGTACGTATGCCGGTCCGAGTACTACCGCGACATTTCCGGATGGCGCGGGGACATCCGGGGCCTCGAGCAGTCCATTGCCGATGTCCGGAACGATTTTGCCTATTACAAAGGGAGAAACGAACGTGGAGAGTAAAACACTTCGCGGGATGATCCTGGACTTCCTTCGGCACGTGTACCCCAGGCCGGTCATGGATCTGGATATCATCGGGGCTTTTTACCAGGACTACCGGGATACGGAGATCCGGGACGCCCTGGCCTATCTCGCTGACAAGGGGTATCTGGAGCGGTCGGAGAAGGAACATCCCGTGCGA